CACCTTCAGATGGATCAGTACCTTTAGGTAATTCTAATCTATTTGTCAATCTCTTGGTTGCAGTGGCCATACCTTTATTGCGATTCTTCATTTGAAGTTTCGTAGGTTTTGCTGGTTCATTTTTATATTTCTGAGCGTAAGCCTTTTTGAAATAAGAATGTGTCAATTCTTTTGATATTTCATCAATAGATTCAACTTCTTCATTCTTACTCATTAAGTAAGTACCAACAGTATTGATGTAGTCTGCAGCCAAAGTTACTTTTGATTGTACCCAAGCAGGCATTTGTTTTTCGTAATCTTTACCAACATAATCACGAATCATTTTTGAACAACGGTCAATATCATCTAATTGATTTAGAATCATACTGCCTTCATCGTCCAACATCTTACCCATAGCGATAGCAACATGATTTTCTGATATCTGAGGCATAATTTCTTCATGTATTTTAGAAATGTAGTTGTAGTCTTTCATTGTCAACATACCTTTATTACGGATGTTAATCAACTTCTCCACAACACGGTGCAAGTCCATATCTGTTCTGATATCTTCACGAGCCAATTCTAAAACACGAATCAATAATGGAATGTCCAATGTAACTGTATCTTTTTTATCAACTTTTTCTTCCAATGTATCTTCCAACATTCTGGTATTTTTCCATGTGATGAAAGCACCTGTTTTTGAATGAGCAACTTTCTGGTCTTTTGTTGCATATTTTGGATTAATACCTCTAGACATAAGATATTTGTTCAGAACAGCATCTTCGGATATATCCGATGCTCCTTTGACCAACGATTTAATTAATTGTGCTCTGCTCATTTTGTACCTTATTCAGATGTGCCTGTTTTTCCAAGCATTTCATTCTTCATTCTTTTCATAGTCTTTGCAGCAAGTTCTTTAGCATTATTCAAAGGTTTATTCTCTGCATTGGTAACAAAAGGAGTGTCCATTTGTGATGTTGGTGGACGACCTTCCATTACAACACTTTCATTAGCTTTAGGTATATTCTTCAATCCAAGAATATGTAATTTGCTGCCTTCAGATCCACCGGCAGACTTTTGAGTGAAAGTTCTACCACTTGTAACCTTAAATGCACCAGATTTTCTTGCTGATTTTACCTCACCAGCTAATTTGTCACGAGCCTTTTGATTAACTTCACGGTATGGAGCAGAATGTTTACTGGCCAATGGACCACGGTCTCTGTCGGCATCTTGACGATACACATGAACAACTTCATCGACTTGTTCTTCTTCTTTGACTGGTTTCTGACCAGTTTGTGGTACACCCATCTTGCGTTGTAGGTCTTTACGTTGATCCTCATCAGAACCACCAGTCAAAGCTTTAAATGCTTTCTTAGCAACAGACTTCAAACCTTCTTGTACTGCTTCTTCATTCTTTTTTCCATAGTAAGCACCAAGAGCCATTTTCTTGCGTTCAGCCTTAGACTTACCAGCAAACTTAGGATTATCTGAATGAACAAAATCGTGAATGTAATCATAAGCAGATGCATCTTTAGAAAGAACTTCATTAATCATTTCATCAAGAATAGGTTCTTCGTAGTTTTCTTTCATCTTCTTAAGTGTGAAAGCTTCTTCTGGTAGATTTGGTTTAGAATGTGTACCTTGAGCAGATTTTAATCTATTCTTCAAAATGTTTTGTGAAGTTGAGTTAAGAGGTTTATTAGCAAAACGAGGATGGTCGGTAGTTATCTTTAGACGGCGCATCGGGTCATTGCTCTTGTGTGTAGTTTGGTTAAGCATATTTTGTGTGCCACCAAACTTCTCGTCAACATATTCTTCATTCTTTTCTTTTGGTTCTTCTTGTTCTGGTTTTTCTTTTTGTTTAGAACCACCGTAACGAGAACCTTTCTTTACACCTGAACCACCATTAGGTTCAGGTTGACGAGGACTCTTATAGTCAAAAGCATTTTCTTCAACTGCTTCGACATCTTCTTTGGCTAAGCGGTCAACGGCTTTATTAACACCGGATAATCTTTTCATTGCAAGTTTATCGGATACTAATCTTTGCGGATCTTTTTCTGAACGACTACCTGCAGCAAAAGAATAATAGGATGACTCATCTCCTGCTTTTTTTGCATAAGAAGCCAGAGTTGATTTCTTTAATTCATCAATCTGTTCAACATCTTCAGTTGCCTTTTTTTGTCCTCTTAGAATCTTAAAGTCTTGGCCATCAAGTTTACCATTATGGTTCTTATCCAATTTCTTTTGATTTCCTACTAATTCTTTTTCCATAATGCCTCTGATTACATCAGCAACTGGATCTTTTTTATTGAAATTTATCATTGTTGTTCTCCGTTTAGCAATTCCATTTACGCAAAGACTTGTTGATTCTAGAATCAGGATCATGTGCGGTCTTAGCAGACGTTAATCTCTTTTTCATCCCAGACATTCTGGCACAAAATGACTTTCTTCTATTTGCAGCTTTACTTCCTGCTTTTAACTTAGAAGGCTTTGTTGTAACAGCCATTGAAAGTTTAGAACCTGGATGTTCACTACGATATGAAGCAATACCCTTTCTATTTAAGCCACCTTTTGGATCTTTTCCAGCAGAACGCTGCCATGCTGGTGAAGATTCTTTAATATTCTTGGCAGCCAATTCAAATGTTTCACCTTTAGCTTCAGCGGCACCACCATGACCATACATCTTTTCTCTATCAGCTTGGTCTTGGTATTCTTTGGCCTTATCTTTTAGATGCATTTTCTGACGCTTAATTTCTTGAGCATCTTGTTTCATAGTTAATGCATCTACTTCGTATAAAAATTCTTTGAAAGTTTTCATTTCTTTTTCTTCTTAGGTACAGTTGTAATATTCTTGCTTTCATCATTGTTGTATGATTGCATAGGTTCTTTATTGGTTGCACCACCTAAAGTTCCGCCGACACCCATGTCAGTTCCACCTGGATCGTCTATTGCTTCTACAACTTTTTTTCTGAAATTCTTAAAGTCTATTTGTTCTCTGTATGTTACATCACCTAGACCAGACATAGGGTATACTGTTCCCTGTTGGCGTGTATCAAATTCTGGACCGATGGTCGTTACATTCCTTATTCTTTGACTTACTGTAGGAACATCGGTGTTTTTCTTCTTTACTGTTTCTTTGTCTTTGGAGAAGTTACTTTCTTTTGGCTTGGGGAAGATTTGGATTTTGGGGCCGTTGTTTTCTTCGCTGTAGGTTTTGAACGTGTAACTACCTCTTTTTTTGTTTCCGTCCCATTTAATATCACCGGAGTTGGGATCACCTGCTCTGTTGTCTGGTGTAATGTCTCCTGGACCATCGGCTTTTGGACCTCCTCCACTTTGGAGTCTTGGACCTTTGGTTTTAACTTCAACCAATCTATTACTTTCTTTAGCATGATAATTTTCCTTAAAATAATTAAATGTTTCATTGGCACCCAACTTACCATGATTTTCCAACCAAGAATAAGAAATTTCGCCATAGTTTTTACTGTCTATAAATGTATTTATTTTTTTATAAGTCTCAGTAATATCTTCTTCAATAGATTCAATCTCGGAACTATTATCAAAGTATATAAAATTGTCAAAGTTTTGTTTGTAAGATTCCTGACATGATTGAGCCAGTTGCCATTTTTCACGGCGAATTGACTCGGCAATCATTTTTGTCAATCTTAGATTTCTCTCTTGGCTGGCTCTGTCTGTGGTATTAACAAATACCATAATTGTTTCGTAACCAAGTTCTTCTAGTTCTTCTCTGATTGTAATGATACGTGAATGGTCATCAGCAGGTCCATTAATAATCAATGGACCACGGTTTCTGATTGCTTCTCTACGGAAGTCATTTGACTTTTCTGATAATTTCTGTTTGTCCATCAGATAATCAAAAGCTTGTACTGAATTCAATTCTACTGCCTTTGATTCAGCGATTGCTTCACGGATGATAACATCTTTACCAGAACCAGGTCCACCTGTTACAAAGATGGCCTTAAAGACACCACGATTGTAAGATTCATGTAATCCCATGCCTTTTCTTGTATCATGCATCAACTCTTTTGTATGAGCACCAGAAACATGACTAGGAACGCCATGTTTGAATTTTTCAAGGTCTTTGTTCTTGGCGTGTTCACGCATCTTGGTGCCAGACATACCTTCTGTACCTTCAGCGTCTGGATCACGGTGACCAGCAGAATGTACATGAATCTTTTTGAAATTATACAATGCACCAGGGTGTGTACCATTATATTGATGTAAATATTCTTTCATTTTATGAACACGGTCAGAACCAACCACCATATGCAGATGCGTTACACCTTGTTTGTGCAATTGAGCTGCATGATGAAAGTATGTTGGATGTTCTTTTGATGATGAATGAAAATTAGTACCAGGAGAATATCTCTTTAGGTGTTTCAATTTCTGTGCAGTTGACAAAGGATTTTTCTTTGCATCTTGCGAGTGTGAAGTGACAACTGAATGTGTTGCATTGTGTTGTTTAGCCACATCTTTAACTTTGTCAATTAATTTCAAATGGCCAGTAGTAGGCGGATTCATCCTACCAAAAGTGAAAACGTGATGTTTTTCACCACTCTTTTCTTCTTTTAATATATCTAAAAATGATTTCATTTACGTACTTTTAACAGATTTTGTTTTGCGAATTCTGCACGATTCACTAATTTAGTTGGTTCATTGTTATGATGAATAACGAAACCTTCTGGTTTAGATTTCTTGCCTTGAATGTGGTGTTGATAACGCCCTTCATGTGTTTCTAAAGAACTTACCAGTGCATTTTTGGCTTGATGTAAGTGATGATGCATTGCAAATAGATTGCCATAATGTGACTTATTCTTTTCAACATGAGCAATTTGTTTAATACCTTCACCAGTTTTTTCTGATTTGGCCTTTTCTGTTTTTACTTTTGCGGCTTGTTTTTCATGTACATCATGTAAGTGTTCTTTGAACCCCTTAACAGATGGAACTTCATCGTGTTTAACTGTTTTGTTGATGTATGTAGCTAAATGACCTGATTCGCCACTGTGTTTTGGATGAACAGAATCATACATTTTGTGACCATGTGTATCATGGATTTCTTTGGCTGCGGACATATGAGATTGAAACTTCTTCTCATTTTCTGGAGAATGTTTGACTTTACTTGTGTCATGTTCTGCACCATGGTGATGCACATCTGGATGTTCTTTGAAATTGTGGTGGTCAACATGAGGTGAAGCACTTTTCATGTCATCACTATATTTCTGATGAACTACAATACCTACTTTAGACTTTTTAATCTTTTTTGCTTCATCACCGTGAGAAGTATAGGTAATTGTATTTGGTGTAAAAGATACTTTAGAGTCTTTTGCTTCTGTGATAAAACCTTCATGTAGATGTTTAGTTTCTGCATGATGCATCAAATCACCTTGATAAACACCAGTCTTAGGTGTTACTTTTGGTAGGTGTTTAAGGGCGTGTTTTAATGTTTTTGCAAGACCCGGTACATGGCCATGATTTCTTTCGATATCTGCTTCTGTGTGATTAATCTTTGGATTCTTATTGAAAGCGGACTTAGTTGCAACAAAAAATTTACCATTCTTTGGATGATGACCAAAAACAAGTGATGGAGAACCATCATATTTCATTGTTAGGTTGGTGCTTTTTGCACCAGAAGTCATGTGAGAATGAGCTTTTGTTAATGCTTCGTGTGCGTGTTCAAAACCGGCATGGCCATGAAACAAAGGACGATCTTCGGCATGGTGGATATGCTTAAGTTCGGATCCTTCAGATTCTTCTTTTAAAAAAGATTGAAAAGTTAACATTGAATATACCTCTAGAAATGCAACACACTTTGGTTGCTGATGGGCTTATTTATACGTTTCGGAATTCCATTTATTCACATAATCCGTACAAACACCTGTAATGTCCAATGTTTTTACATAATCCCACTGACCTTCTCCAATTTCTGGCATCACAGCGATACTCTTAGGGAACAATTCTTTTATCCTAGGATAGGTCCAAATGTAACCCCAACTGGTCAGGGTAACATCATCTTCTTGGTGCCAAAAACAATGTAAGCCCTCCTCCCTCAATAGATTCAATGCATCTAGATTCTTGCAGTGAATCCATAGACCATCTTGTGACAAAAATTCAATGGTAGTTTCATAATCTGGTTTGTCGTGACCTAACCACCAACGGTCATGGTACCACCAAACATCAATCTCACATGGAATTCCCTCTGCAAGACAATGACGTATTTGTTTTGGATGGTTTTCTAATTCTTTATTGGGACCATCAAGTAGAGCACGGTGAGCTATGGCTATCATTTTTTGTGTGCCAAAAAGTAATTCAAATCTTCTGGAGTACCGATACCCCACATACCTGGAACTTCTTTGACACGAATTTTCTTACCATCATCAATTGCTTCGTTGAATACAGGTGCAACATAGAATTCATTGTTTGTACGGATGTTCTTGTCAATCATCTGTTCGGCATACTTTACATAATCAGAACCTTTGTTCCAATAATAGATACCAACTGTTGCTTGGTCTGAAATGACTTTCTTCTCAGCAACTTCTGAAACAAAACCATGGTCATCTAATTTTGCATAAGACCATTTAGGATGTGTTGCTTTGAATGTAAGAATACCACCATCAATTGAATCTGCCTTAAATGCATATAGACATTCATTTGAATTCCAATCAACATACTGGTCTGAGTTTGCCATAATCAATGGTGAATCATTGTTAATAAACTCTTTAGCTAATAATGTAGTACAGGCAGCACCTTCTGTTATACCATCAACTTGAACGATTGTACAATTAGGTGCAATCAAATTAAGCAAGTATTTTAGATTGTACTTTTCATAATGTTCTTTTTGAACCAAGAAAATATAGTTTGCTTCAATGTTCAAATTCTCAACCACCACCTGAATCATGGGTTTACCATTAACTTCAATAAGTGGTTTAGGGAATGTGTAACCTGCCTGAGCAAATCTAGAACCTGCACCTGCCATAGGAATAAGAACATTCAATTTCTCATCACGCCACGGAATCGTTGTATCTTTAATGTTAAAATTATCAATCATTTCTAAAAACTTAGTCCCTTCTAAATCATATGCATCTTTTACTGGATATAAATGAGCACCAGAATTCATGGCACCCTCACGACCTATATGTGAATCTTCAATAATGATAGTGTTCTTAGGCAAAGCTTTCATCTTTGTCATACACTGCCAATACATTTCTGGAAATGGTTTTGGATTGAAAACATCTTCGTTGCTTACAAAGTAATCCACATATTGAATTACATTCATTGAATTAAGAGCAATCTTAACTGTTTCACGGATGCTATTAGATGCAACAGCAACCTTCCATCCTCTTTTCTTCAATTGATCCATCAACCATGGAACTGAACTATTTCTTGGACAACCAGGAATCAACTTGAATGTTTCTTCCTGTTTTTCCCTCCAGATTTCATTATAGTATTCAACTGGTAGACCTTTGTCTGCTGTCAACATCTGTAATTTTCTGGTGGTGTTCAGACCATCATACCTTGATAGATGTTCTTCACGGGTAATTACAAATTCTGAAGTCTCTGTAACTTTAAGTAGAGCTGCATTAAGTGTTTCATAATGCATCTCACGGGAATCTATCATTACACCATCAAGGTCAAAAATAACTAATTTATTCATATTGATTCTCTTTCTTTATCATCTAGCCAATTCTTTATTCAATCCAATTGGTTGCCAAGGTAAATTTAACAATCCAATCATTGCAGTTGAAGTCATGTGAGGACATAACACACCTAGTTGATTATATATGTTAGGCAAATGATAGATAGCTCTACAGAAATTTGTGACATTCATTAGATTTCCAACTTGTAACATATCGCCGGTGCCTTGACCTAAATGATTGGCATGATGTATTGTATAAAACACATTTGGATTAAAATCAGGCATTTCTTGATGTACAAGCATATCAGGCCTCATTCTAATAACCAAATCATATTCAGTTCCTGTTTCTAAAATGTAATTTTCCAAAGAATGTATACCTTTGGCCATTTTATAGAACATGGAGTAAATATTCAATGAACGATGAAAGTAGTTTGTATATCTTTGTATCTTTTGTACAAAATCTGGTTTGATTGATTCAAAGTCATCAACATGAACCACCTTGGCAGAATACTCTTTTTGAATTTCATCGGCATATACTTTAGATGATCCACTTAGAAAACCATCAAGTTGGTCATTTTGATTTTGACCATACCAACCTTCATCATTCCATGTATTGATAAAGATATCAGGATTATATTTGGCAATTACCCTCTCTTTGAAGTTAGGTAAAACTTCTCTCCAACGCCTCATGTGACCAGTTAATACAACAGCTACTTTCATTCTAATTCCTATATTGTTTGTTCAAAACCATCACTTCTCAATAGATATTTTATGATATGCCTTGGATTTCTTTCCAAGTTGTGGTATCTAATTGCGTTTCTAAGAAAACCATGTGGTGGATGTATTTGACTATCATCATAAACTGGATTATAAAATTCATTATAACAAAAATCAGTCACATTGAATATAGTATCTCTTGTACCAATAAACAGGTGGTCAGAACCAAATTCATTATGTGGATTTGAACCTTGGTCATAGACAAAGTTATTTTGTGTGATGGATAGGTTTGGATTGTCGATGTAGGCAAGGTCACATCTGGTCTTAATGATTCTATCATATTTAAAACCATTCTTTTCTTCATTGGTTTTAACCATGTCCATAGCTTGTTTTATCTTACGATATTGACCGAAACAATTTGCATTTAGATTCTGCAATGATGGATGAAATTTTGGATCCTCTTGTTTTAATATTACATTTGCATCGTTAAAATCTTCAACTAAAATTTCTACCACATTCAAGCCAGAAAATGAATCTATTATCAATTGTTTATCAACAACATAATCTTCCCATGCTCTGTGTTGATTGGCTACATTAGGATGAAAACCATTTAACAGATTGTATGTTGAAATGAAAATGTCAGGGTTAAGTGGATTGAAAGTTCTGATGAAACTTTCTTTATTCTGTAACCATGTTCTAACATTTCCCGTAATTACTATTGCAGTTTTCATAATTTTATTTTAAAATATCATAATCAATTGTTGAGTCGGGAATAACTTTAATTTTGCAAAGATTGTGTAAGTAGTGACCCAACATCAATTCAGCATTTGAAATATCTATATTATCATTATAATACATAGATTCAATATAGTCAAACATTTTACAATATTTTTCCATATTTTCAGGATTACCAATACCAATATGGTCTGTTGTAATTATACTATTGACATGAGGATTAAATTTATTTGGTACAATTAAACCATCAGTTTCTTTTAATACTAAATTATTAATTTTTGTATCCAATCTTAATCTAACAATACAATCATATTTTAATGGATTTGGAATAAGTTTATATCCTTCTTTAACAATGTACCATTGGTCCCTCAATCTTTCAACCCATCTAGATCCGTGTTCAATAGCTCTAGCATTAGTTTTAAATACATTGTTTTCTTGTTTAGAATATATGTCAATTATTGGAAATCTAGTATTATAATATTCATCATGATTTTGAATATACGACACTAAAGGTTTATAACTTTCTATAACATCATTATTGTCAACCAAATCTATTTTTGGTGTGTTAATACTGGAATTTGTTTTATTCCATGTAGCAATATATACATCAGCATTATAAGTATCTAAAAACCTTTTAACACTTTCACGACATTCTTTATAACGCCTAGAATAACCTGTTAATATTAGTGCAGTTTTCATATCAGAAGTTATAATTTTCTACAACTTTACCGCCATGGCGGCAGAATTGAACATGACCATTTTCAAAATATGTTTCTTTAATTCTATATCAGGTTCACCACAAAATGTAGTTACGACCACTGCTGTATCTGAATGTTTCATATTAATTTCCCCAAGTAGTTCCTTCAAAATCTAACCAATATCTAACTATACGGCCTTTGCCTTGCAACAAATATGGTGGCATACAATGCATCATGCCACGGCCAGAGTTATAGTATAACAAAGTTTTAGGACCTTTGTCAAGTGACCATGCGAAATGGCTAGTACCAGTATCACCGCCGATGAATATCTCTGCGGTCATTATGTGTTTTATGTTTGTCATAAAGTCAGATGAGTATTGCCAACCTGCAACTTTACATCTGTCTCTGAATTGTTCCATACCACACACAATCTTTTCATAATCATTATATTCTTTTGTTGAATATTCTGAAATGATTTTATCAAATACGGGCTTAGGCCAGTTTCTGTATACGTTATAAGGTGCATCAAAGACTGGACATATCACAATCTTTTTCTCGGTTATCAATGGATTCTTTATGGTAACATTGTCACCAATAATATCACGGAAGTCCCAAAGATTAACTCTACGCCATTGTAAAAAAGCTTCACCTGGAGTTTCAGAAAAGTAATCTGTATTCTTTAAAAGAAATTGATAAAATTCTTGTATGTAATCTACCGAACTAACAGAACCTGGCATCATATGAAACTTAATACCTAGATTGTCTTTTCTTAGATAAGCCACAACATTGGCAACACCTATCATGTCACCATTCTTCATTTCATCACCAAAAACACCACGCTGAATATTTAAAATCATAATAATTCTTCCAATTTATCTGCACGAACAAGAATACCTTTTCTGTCAAGGTAGAAGTGTTTTTCAAAAATCTGTTCAATTGTCTTACCATTGTCCCATGTAATAGTATCGCCGGATCTCCATTCAGGATTCCAATCTTCTGGTTTCCAAACACAAAACAATTCTTTATCAAGTAAGTCTGCCAATACAGCAATACCTGTAAAATTAGTAATGAATGTTTTTGGTGAATTTTTGATGATATAACAATTCGTCAATATGTCATTATTATAATCAATGAATTCAAAATCTTTGAGATGTCTTAAAATGTTTGATTTTCTTCTGTTGTCAGTACTAAAGTGGTCCCATCTGTCACCAACATAATAGGTATCTTTGATTTTAATATCACATTCTGGATACTTCAATATGAATTTATCATCAACTTCAAAATCAATTTTATAAATATCTTTTAGAAAGTTTTCATACTTACAGGTTTCAATTGGTCTGTTTGGGTTTCTTTTGTATTCTCTTTCTGTGCCCCAATTGTCGAGTGGAATAACTTCATCTTGAAACTCATTGTCAAAATAAACATTCTCAAACAAATCCTGATACATTAAGAATTCTTTGAATCCTTTGAACTTTGCGGTTTGTTGTTTAACAATCAAATTGAATTTGCCAAATTTGTTATGTAGACCAGCCAAGACAGGCATACAATTTAAAAAATCACCTAAGGCATCAGTCTGTCTCACATAAAAATTCATTTCATAATTCTTTCATATAACGATTTAAAATTATCACCTTCCATTTTTTCCCACATATGTATAAATGGAATATAGTTATTCATTTCAAAAGGAACATTATTATCATCAATCAATATTTGTTTCTTTGATGGTAAAATTTCATTCTTGTCCAAATTGAATGTCATTACAGGATATTCATGGTACTCAATTGGACTGGCATCAAACTCCGAAAATGCCAACGAATAACAAGCTTCTTCGGTTCTGGATCCTCTAAAGAATCTTTTACATCCGTACTTGTCGTAATTCAAAAACTTTTCTCTAACCGATGCATAAAACTTATCTGTAGTTTTACTTTTTCTAATATATATGAACCCACAATGGACAGCAGGTATGTGTTTGCCTACGATATTAGATATATTGTATCCTTGATTCCAATGCCAATGTGCATCACACTTTTTCTTACCTAATGTCCTGACAGGAAATTCAGATTGTGACAAGTATTCCCAAAGATGGTCTGGATTGTATTGACATAACACATCACTGTCTAAGTTGATTGTTTCATCATACGGCAGAATCTTGTCAAAGTTAATTCTGGCATAGATGCAAAACTTTTCAAAGTTATTATTGCAATCCTTGTATGTTTCTTCATCCACTGATATATCAAATGGAGTATATTCATCAAAACAACCAAAAGACTTTGCATAATCCAAATCTTCTGGATTGATTAACAAACAAATAGGTCTTGTTGTATCATGTTTCTTAATTGTATTTGCTAGAAGTGATGCTTCAAGAATATATCTTTGGCCAAGAGCAATTAAAAAGTAACCCTGACTCATAGTGTTTCATTAAATGCATTGAATAGAACAAATGGATCATGTCCTAGTTGATGGTCAGGTATCTTATGCAATTCAAATATATGCGGATGTAACAGATATGAAACTAACCAAAGACCTTGGTCATCATCTACCAGATTATTCTCTAGCAACTGATTGAATGATTCACGCACCAATCCTTCTAGTTTAGGCCACATATCTTTATGTGCAACAACCTTGGCACCAAGAATGTAAACATCATTTGATAGAATTGCTTGTGATACAGGTGTCTTTCTATCAAAGTCTTTGTATGAGAATAGATGAATTTTTTCAGGATCAAAATTATAAGACCACTTTTTACTTGGTGGAATATTATTTTCTGACCTGCAATAACCAAAGTCAATCCATGCAATCATATCATTGGTTGTTAGTTTCTTACCAATCGCATAGTGTGTAAAGTATGCCTTCAAATCAGTTACCAAAACATAATCTGGATTCCAATATTCTGGATTCTTTGCTTGTGATGGCACAACGGCATTTTTGAATTCTGAACTTTTCTGCACTCGTTTAATTTGTTCACGCATATGAAAAAATTGTTTCTGTACATCAAATGCAATAATCTTGGTTCTGTCCATCCTATCGGCACAGACTTCTTGCAATCTACCAACTAAATCTTCGGATGTGAATACAATAATTTCATTTTCTAATTTGCACAGGTGTGAAAATCTTTCGATGTATGTTTCGTTACTTCTTTCCAAATAATGTGGTAGACCTTTACTAGGTGTCCAATCACCACGGCCAATATCAAAGAATGCTGTTACAATACTAATATCACTCATAATTTTTCTTTGCAATAATTGTTAAAATGTTAGGCAAATATGAAACAGATTTACGAATCTTATCTTCATCATTTGAAATATGTATCGGTGTAAATCCTGCTTTATGCACCAGTTGAATTAAACCATATGCGTCAAAGTGGTGATAATGTTCATTTTCTTTGCGGTGTTTCCATGTTCTAAACCATTCTGGACCCATACGTTCATGCATCCATGGTAAAGAAATCATCACGTTCTTTGTCTTAATTGAACCTAGAAATTCATGGATATTTGCATCATGTATATGTTCAATAGAATCAAAGAATGTAACAACATCAACACCAGCATCTTTCATGTCAGCAACAAATTCGATGCCATCATCTAATGGAAAATTAGAAATATCATGGCCATAACATTTAACTGTATCGCCTTTATATTTGCGGACATAATTCAGAAACTTACCATCACCATAACCAAAGTCACAAACAGATTCAAATGAAACATACTTACTTAATAGTTCTGTCCGTAATGCAGACATAGATTCATCCATCTTTGTGTAATAATTCATGTACTGAGAATTATATTGCATTTGTTCACCAGTTTTTTCAATTTGAAACCAATGACCTGGTTCAATCATTTTATAATTTTCAATCATTATGTTGTCCTATATGTAAAGAAATTATTTTGGTCTTCCTGACCGAACATGTCCATCACCAACTTTTTCCAAACTGGTACACGGTCATATTGGTGTACAATACAATGTGGTACATAATCCGTTGTTGTGATAATTTTATTTTCATAATCAAAGATAGGTTCTGGTTCAGTTAAGAGCGGTCTGAATTGATTTATCTTTGATGGGTCACCAGTCGTACCAAGTTGTACTGCCCATCCATCTTCTTGGTTGGTAAACAATACACTATCTTTATATGGTTGTGTATTCAGTAACACATTATAGACCGCTTGGTCAACGATAGGAATTGGCCTGTTGATTGCATTAGTGAATATGTTGAAACACATATCTCTAACATAATGAGATTTACCACCAATGGTTCCTACGTTAAAAATGGTGTTACCTTTGAACCTATTATATACTTCTTGTCCGTAAGTTTGAAGTAAGTTTTCATTACCCCATGGTTCATCTTGGTAACGAATAGATTCTGAACCAGCTACCAAAGACTTATTACCCATGTTATTGGTAATCCAATTACATGGATCTCTTTGGAAATAAACATCTTTAACATCGGTGGTTACAACGATATCATATATTGGAGTACGATGTAGGTAATCATATATTGACCAAAATCTTGCAACATGAATTGGTGCATTGATTTTTGGCATCGCAATCAATTCAAAGCCATGATGTATAAGTTCTGCACAAGTATTATCATCTGCATCACCAACAATCATTACTTTATGTCCTTTGAAACCACAAGTTTCAATAGATTCAACCCAAGGTTTTAATTGATTGTAATTGTATCCTGTAAAGGCACCGATGATTAAATTTTTCGCCATGGGAAAACTCCATTATATCTGTCATTCATTATTTTATTACCATTATGGAAAAACTCTGCGTTAACAGAACCTGGATTTCCATCTACTCTATAGTTTACTGTATACTTACCAGTACAATCGAAATTGGGAAAGTATTGTGATAGTGCCGATAACCAAACTCTATCTTGTCCCCAACCACCATGCCAAACTTGAGCCAATTTTATCGCAACTTCTGTTTTAAGGCAATAGCAATTAGTATCTATATGATTGACACCATGATAAGTTTGCCATTTACCAAGTGATTCACAGTCATCGTTGGTGATGAAGTTACCATCTTTGTCACAGATTTTTCTGAGTGAGTATGTCCAATCCAGTTTCTTTTCTTTGATTGTGTTGATACATGTTTCTACGTGTTCTGGATCCATCCAACAATCTTGGTCCAGATATAGAACATATTCAGTATCAATCAGATGTGTGAAAGCAGCATAGACTCGGTGGCCATAGAATCCGTTGGCACCAACATTGATGGGTAGATAACATCTTTCCAGGTTTTTTCTGGAAAGGAAGTCATCTGTAATGATTCTTGTTTTTGAATGGTGTTTGATACCATCAGAAACTACATAACATTTTGTTTCATAGGTTTGTTCAAGTACGGATTGAACAGCTCCTTTCAACTCCGGTACACCCGTAGTCGGTATAATCACAGTAGCGCTCATAATGAAATCCAAATATTATAATTTAAAGAAAGTTTGATATTCAGCAAAAGCTGGAGATTTTGATGGTGTTAGTCCTGCAAAATATTCAGAAACATAAAGACATTTACCTGGACCATCATCAACACCAATTAAACAACCTTCTTTTAATGAAGGCATAATAATCTTTAATTCTTCCAATGAATGCATTGCAATATCAGTACCACCTTCAGAATCAAGATATAGAAAATCTATTTTTCTATTTTGTGAAAGTAATGTTTCATTTAACTGTGTAAGATAATTTAAACTATCATCAAGTGTTACATGGGTATTTTCACATGTCATTCTACTTAAACAATACTCAACTTCTTTCTCACCAATATCAACAGTAAAGAATTCACCACCATATTCTTTGATGTATTTGTCAAATAATAAACTACTTTGGCCATCACCAGAATAATTGTCTACTTGTCTGGCACAACCAGTTTCAACAATTAAAGGATTTTCAATTGTTTTTAAATATTCAAAAATATAATCAAAACCACCAGTTCGATTGGCTAAAAGACCTCGTACATCATAATAAAATTGCATAATTATCCCCTTGTTAATTTTAATATTTTCTCTATTTGTTTTTCAATTGCAGGTTTACGGTTAGGCCAGTAGATATATTCCTTATCACCTGTACTATGTAGTTTCTTTAGGAAAGGGATAACCATTTTCTCCACTTCCGCTAATCGTGTCTTATAATCATCAGCAGTCTCAGCTGTTTTGTTGATTACTGAATTGTATTCCGCTTCGGATACAGCAGAGAAACCAAAATCATCTTCGGCATTCTCATACTGTTTCATAATTTTATCAAATTCTGTTAGTGGCATTAAGCTTCTAATCCTATAACATCGTTAGGTTGATTTGCTGAATTTTTGGTCCTCAATTTAATCCAATCATTATATTCTTTTTTATAATTAATTTTTGAATAAAAATTATATGTTAATTGTTTTCCTTGTTTGTTTGCCACGGCGTATGCAATACTCTTTTTCTTTAAAACTTCATCAAAAAATAATTGATAAAAATTATAAGAAGTTTGAGAATCAGTTTCTGTGGTCACTTCTAATATTTTTTCACATAAATGCGCTAAATTCCAAACAGTGTTTTCAGGAATTTTACCACCTTTCATAATTATATTGTCAGTTATCATTGCATATGCACTAATTAAATCTGCTTGAGTTAATCCAGAAACCCCAACATATTCGGTAAGAGGTGTTTTATATTTTGCGGATGTTAATTTACTAACAACAACATTTAAAACTTTTTTTAATATACTAACATTAATATTTTTAAAGTTTTTTTGTATAGTTGAAGATACTTTATTCATATCTTGTTTAAGCAAATTATTCACTGATAATAAAGGAACAGCTGCCATGTTTTTACCTCTGTAACCATAACCCATCATAGCTGATTCAGCAATAATTTTTGTACCTTTTTCTTTTATTTTTAATGAAGAATTTAAACTTTTATACCAATCATCAACATCTTTTATTGTATCAAAAACACTATCAAATTTAACAGTATTAACTAAACCACCAGCAACTTTAGATTTAACGCTTATTTTTAATGAATCATCTTCACTTTTTTTATCCATTGAAGATATACTAATATAATAATCAACTAAAGGATAATTAGCTGATTCTGGAAGATAAATTTTAATTTTACTTTTACTTAAATCCATTTTTGGAGGTATACCTAAAATAACTCTAATTTTTGGATCATTCGATCTTAATAATACACCCAATTTAACAGATGTTAATATTTCAAAAAATTCAGGTGGAATTAAATCTTTATGAACATCGAATGGTATAGTATTGTTTGTACTTTTAAGTGTCAAATCTAATAAATTTATAATATTTTTTTCAAAATTTGTTTCCAAATCTAATCCTTTAATATACATTTGTACATTTTTTACAATATCTTCTGGAGAGAACCAATCGTTTACAATTTGTGGTGTAATGTGTTTTGGTTTAAATAATGATTTTTTAATTGAAGATGCATTATTTGCTGGATCAATTCTTTTTTTCACTTCAATACTCATACCAGATATTTTTACTGCACCGGATTTACCTTGTGCCGGTTGAGTGTATTTTGATCCTAGACTTTTAAAACCTTTATCAATTTCTTTTAATATATTTATTCTATAAGGTCTATCTTCTTTACCTTTGGGTATTTCTACATAAATTATTATTTTTTTACCTGAAACATCTGAAGAAATGTTATTTTTACCATATAATTCAACTAAAGTTTTTTTTATAGCTGAAGTTTGTTGTGCGGTTAATGCCATTAGTTCACCTGATAATTTGTATATCTTTACCAGAGGTCCAGATTTCCAATTCAGACCTCGATCTACCCTCAGAATTAAGGGTTTCGTATCTATTTATGGACTTGTTTCTCCACCATTCAATCAAGTTTACCAGTTTGTGTTTTTCATAATTTTCACCAGGAATAAGCACGTCCGTCTTACAGTTTACATAATCAACCATGTTCTTAAAGCCATAGTCACTGATGTAATATCTTTTCTGCTCTGTCAACCCTTTAGCCTTCTCAATCGTTGCTTGGAATGTGCCGCCTTCAGATGTACCTTTAAGTGCTGCTTTGGTAAGTGATATAATCTTCATAGATGTTTTTAACTTCTTGCTAGAAATGTCATCGTCTACAAGTTTACCAACTTTACTTTCTACAAAATCACGTAAATCAGAATATGGTTTGCCGTGCATCATAGGTAAAAAATCAGAATCGGTAAGACCTTTATATCTGATATATGGTTTCATACCATCATATTGTGAAACAGTCTTGGTACTTCCATAGAGACTTGTTGTTTCAAACAAACACAGATTCATATTATACTTCTTATTCACAATCTCACGCACTTCATGTGATGTACAGATTGCAGCCAGAAGTTTACCACCAAGGTAATTAAAACCAAATGGTTGTGCAGGTACAATAACAAAACCCATCATAGAAGAATCATTGAATCGTTTACTCCATGCAGGTTGTTGCGTAAACACTTGACCAAGCATATCATTACGTGGTTTCATATTGATTACGGGTGAACCAAGTCGAATGAATCCTACGTACTTTCCTGTGTTCTTCTCACGTACTGCCAATCTAATCTGACGACCGACTGGTGAAATATTAATGTGTGAAGAAGTTATATTCAATAATGTTTCCCATGTTTCTGATGGTATTTCCAATACTTCAAAATCCATATCTTTTGGATGCATGGTGAAATTCTGAAACAATTCATCTTCAATTGCAAACAAAGGATTAGATGGAAGTTCAGCCAGAGAATTCAATTTCTGGTCACGCATATACTCATCAATGCGGTCAAAGTTACCAAAGTAATCTTCAAATACTTTGGCACAATGGACTGCATCAACAAATTCTAACTTCATACTTTAAATCCAGTAAATTGTTTCTTCTGTGTTTTTTCACGGTCACCAAATGTGTTCAATGGTTTATCTGTATGACCTGCATCAGCCAAACCTTGTTGTGCTGATTGTTCAATATCATACAGTCTCATCTTTGCTCTGTCAATACCCAAAGTAAATCTCTTATGAAATGTTGGATCATTATAACGATTCTTTAATTGCTTCACCATAATCTGACCAAGTTCTTCCAGTTCTTCGGAAGAAATCAATGCGAACATCAAGTCTGCGGTTGCCGGCAAACCAAAAGACTCACTTGTGTCCTCAAGTCCGGGATCGGAAGAAGTAAATCCACTTCTAGTTGTTTGTGTCGCAGAAACAATAGGTACTCCGAACTCA